AAGAAAATTACTATGCGACTGTATTCACGTTTTCCGAATTGATTAAAAAGTGTCCTAAAAATCTAGTTGGGACAGAACACGTTTTTGAGAATTTTTATTATGACACCATTTGACTATCTAAACGCTATCAACCAATCAAAAGAAAACATGATGGTTGGTACTGACAATGATGAACTAGCCGAAAAAACGTACAATGCGTACATCGTTAATAAAGGACTATCTTACTTTTCCGACACCGTTCTATATGCAAATGAGATGAATTTACGTCATCTTCTTGAGAACAAACCTCAATTTATGTATTTACTAAATACCATCAGGCCACGAAAACGCTTTAGCAAGTGGTTTAAGAATGAAGTAGTTGAAGACATTAATGTGATTTCTGAATATTTTGGCTATAGTTATGCTAAGGCTAAACAAGTACAGAATTTAATTACGTCTGACCAACTCCAAATGATGAAACAAAAAATACAAAAAGGTGGCGTGAAGTCCAAGGAGAAAAAGAATGGCGGTGAACATTGAAGACTTACTTGAAGTAAGATTAAAACAAGAAGACGATTTTCTAAAAGTAAAAGAGACACTAACCCGTATTGGCGTTGCATCTCGCAAAGATAAAACTCTATACCAATCATGTCACATTCTGCACAAAAAAGGTAAATATTATATTGTACATTTTAAAGAATTGTTTGCATTAGATGGCAAAACAACAGACTTTGAAGATAACGATTTAGCAAGACGAAACACTATTGCAAATTTATTAGCTGAGTGGGGATTGATTGAAATTGTTTCTAAAAATTCATTAGAACCAATCGCACCATTGTCTCAGATTAAAATCATTTCGTACAAAGAAAAGAATGAATGGTTATTGACAGCTAAATATAATATAGGAACAAAAAAGAGGGAAGAAACTTAAATGGAAGAATTAGTACAATCACTAAAAGTGACTTTAGCAAATCACTATGCATTTTATTTGAAGGCACATTACTACCATTGGAATGTAACTGGACCAAACTTTCCTCAGTATCATAGTTTCTTAGAAAATATCTATACTGAAGTTTATGATAATGTAGATAAAATTGCTGAAGAGATTCGAACACTTGATGCATATGCACCAGGAAGTTTTAATCGTTTTATTCAGTTATCACAGATTCAAGGTGACGAAACTGTGCCACCAGCAGAAGTAATGTTGCAAAGATTATCGGATGATATTCCAACAATGTTGACAAGCATTCAACGCACATACGAACTTGCAGAACAAGAACGTTGCCATAACATAAGTAACTTTATGGCAGAGCGACAAGATGCATTTAATAAACATGCATGGATGATTAGGTCAACCATTAGGGCTTGACAAACGTTATATAATATGAGATAATGTTATCTCAAAACAAATTAGGAGATTCTATGAAATCCATTACAGCATTGACAGCAGTAGCATTGACTACTCTCTCCCTAGTTGCCGTTGCGGCAGACAAACCAGCAGAAAAGAAACCTGCTGACAAACCTGCAACAACAGCACCAGCACCTGCACCTACAGCAGACTCTAAAGAGAAACCACGTCCCAAAGTGATTACTCCAAAAGAGAAAGCCGAAAGAGCAGAGGCTAAAAAAGCAGAAGCTAATAAAGCGGAAGCTAAACCAGAAGCTAAGAAATAATTCTTAGTAAATTTTTTATCATTAATTGATGAGGTATATAAAATGGCATTTGTAAATTCTAGCAAAACACAGACAGAACTCTTGGTATCGTACTTGCGTGGTACTGGTCGTGGAATCTCTGCACCACAAGCAAGGTCTTTGTTTGGCGTTAAAAACCTTCGTGCCCGTATGAGCGACTTGCGCCAATTCGGCTACAAGGTTCGTACAGCAACGAACACAGAAGGTAACACAACATATTTTGTTTCACGCAGAATGGTTGGACAGGCTTAAGCCTTATAAATAAACGTATCTCAGGGATGGGAACGTAAATGGCTCTTCTACCTTAGGAGCGTCTAAAGCTGGTACAACGATATGGTACCCCTGTAGCCAGTAAGCAGGATTAATGATACGCCTTCGGGGTATCAAATTTTTTTAACTCGCTTAATAGGAGAAACTATGTTACAAAACATCAATAGTGCTATCGATGCATTTCAAAGCACAAAAACGCAATTCGTCAAAACATTCGTCAAGAATGAAGAACTTGCAAAACCCCTCAATACTTTCATTGAAGCGCAAACATCTTACGCAAAAGCTGTCGCTGTAGAAGTCAATAAGTTTTATACAACTCTTGGACTCTCTGCATACACTTTTGATGCTAAGAAAGCATTTTCATCTAAGTAAGAGGAGATACAATATGGGACACACACCACTACCCGCAGTCTTTGGCGGTGCAGGATTCAAAGACTTTGATAAATTCTTTGTTGGCTTCGATGAGCAATTCAATCGACTAGCAAAAATACATGATGATGTGACTAAGAACATTCCTAACTACCCACCTTACAACATTCGCAAGACTGGTGACAATACTTACGTCATTGAAATTGCTGTTGCTGGTTTTGGTAAACAAGAAATCGATATCACTTTAGAAGACAACAAATTAATTGTTGCTGGCAATACAAAAGATGATGGAGACAATTTCTTGTTCAAGGGTATTGCTAATCGTGCATTCACTCGCACATTTGCACTTGATGACCAAATCGAAATTCAAGATGCCGCTTTGATTAATGGCATGTTGAAGATTGCTTTGGAACGAATCATTCCAGAACACAAGAAGCCTAAGAAGATTGAAGTTAAAGATGCTGAATCTAAAACTAAAAAATCTACTAAGCAATTTTTGACTGAGGATGATTTATGAAATCAGTAAAAAAATTCTTCATGGCATTACTTGAATCTATTCAAGAAATAAAAAAACATAAAGCAGAGCGTTTTAAATAACACCAATGGGGACGCAATGTCCCCATTTTTAATTATGGAGATAATATGCAAGGTGAACTTAGAATTTTAAAATTGAGTACTGGCGAGGAAATCGTTGGTAATATTGTAGAGCGTAACGGTCTTTCGGTTTCAATTGAAAACCCATGCTTACTCGGTATTGCAATGGGACCAAATGGCAAAGCAAGTCTCCAAATGCAACCAATGCTTATCTTCTCAGAACAGAAGAAGGTAGATATCAATCGTGCCAATGTAATCTATGATGTAACAGTTGCGCCTGAGATTGAAAACAAGTATAATGAGATATACGGTTCAGGAATTGTCCTACCGAAAAAACAAGGCATCATTACTTAATGAAATTTTACACACACTTTTCTAAACTCGGTAACAACATTCTTGTTCGTGGATACAATAATGGTAAACGGTTTACAGATAAAGTTGATTACAATCCAGTATTGTATGTATCCGCTAGTGGTAAAGATTCTGACTATAAAACACTAGACGGACAAGCAGTTGCGCCTGTGTCACAAGGCACAATGCGTGATGCTACTGAGTTTATGAAACGATATGAAGATGTTGACAACTTCAAAGTTTATGGCTCAACAAACTTTCCATACGTTTATATCAATGAAGCATTTCCAGGTAAAGTAGATTATGATCCGTCACAAATTAAGATTGCGAATATCGATATTGAAGTTGGTTCTGAAAATGGCTTTCCTGAACCTGCATCTGCGAGTGAGCCAATTACTGCCATCACGTTTAAGATAGCTGGACACTTCTATGTGTTTGGCTGTGGTGACTATGAAAACAATCGTGATGACGTAACATATCTCAAGTGCCGTGATGAGAATAATCTTATCATGCGCTTTCTTGACATGTGGGAAGAAACATCACCAGACATTGTGACTGGTTGGAACATTCAATTCTTTGATATTCCATATCTGAACAATCGTATCACAAGACTCATGGGCGACAATACTGCAAAGCGTCTATCACCATTTCGTAGAATCGGTGAACGTACAACTACGATTCACAACAAACAACAAGTAGCATTCGACTTGGTAGGTATTGCTATTCTTGATTACATTGAATTGTACAAGAAGTTTACTTACTCACAGCAAGAAAGTTTCAGTCTCAATCACATTTCATATCTAGAACTCGGTGAGAAGAAACTTGACTACTCTGAAGTTGAAAGTCTGCATCAGTTGTATCGAACAAACTTTCAAAAGTTTATTGAGTATAACATCCATGACGTTGAACTTGTGGATCGTATTGATGCTAAGATGCAATTGATTGACATGGCACTGGCACTTGCATACGATGCTAAAGTTAATTACACCGATGTGTTCACGCAAGTACGCATGTGGGATACTTTGATACATAATGAATTGATTGAACAAAACATTATTGTTCCACAGAACGTTCGTACACCAAAAGACGAACAGTATGCTGGCGCTTATGTGAAAGACCCAATTGTTGGTATGCACGAATGGGTTGTGTCGTTTGACTTGAACTCATTGTATCCACACTTGATTATGCAGTACAATGTTTCACCTGAAACAATTGTTGAAGGTAAACACACAAGCATTACTGTAGATCAATTGCTTGATGGACATTATCAAACAAGTGAAGACTATTGCATGGCAGCCAATGGACATTATTTCAAGCGTGACAAGCAAGGCTTCTTGCCTGCTATGATGCAACGCATGTATGATGATCGGTCACTATATAAAAAGAAAATGATTGAGGCTCAAAAGGCTTATGAAAAAGAAACTGACAAAGAACGTAAACGTGAAATAACAAATCAGATTTCAAAGTACAAGAACTTGCAACTTGCAAAGAAAGTACAATTGAACTCCGCTTATGGCGCACTTGGTAATCAATATTTTAGGTTCTTTGACATTCGACAAGCAGAGGCAATCACTCTGTCTGGTCAATTGTCCATTCGATGGATTGAAATGAAGTTGAATGGTTACCTAAACAAACTATTGAAAACTGAAGGTATTGATTATGTCATCGCATCGGATACGGACTCTGTATACGTCAATCTTGGTCCGCTTGTTAATATGGTCTACGGATCGAAGAGTGAAACGAAAGTTGAAACGATTGTTGATTTCGTCAACAAGGCGTGTACAGAAAAATTCGAACCATTCATCGACAAGTCTTACCAAGAACTAGCAGACTACATGAATGCATTTGACCAGAAGATGCAGATGAAACGTGAAGTGATTGCGAACAAAGGCATCTGGACTGCAAAGAAGCGTTACATTCTAAACGTGTATGACTCTGAAGGTGTTCGATTCGCAGAGCCAAAGTTGAAGATGATGGGCATTGAAGCTGTCAAGTCTTCCACACCAATGTCATGCCGTGAGAAAATTAAAGAGTCTCTGAAGATTGTGATGAATGGCAACGAGCAAGAGTT